GATAAAGTAGTATTTGTCTGAAGAATCTTTTCTCCATCTATATACGCACCATTGAGATTTTCAATCTCCATTATGTAATCATGTTTATCGAATGTAGAGATGTATGGTTGATGTACCAACACATATGGATCAACTGTATAGTCTGTACCAGGGTTAATTTCTGTAAGTGTTGATATCGTACCAAGACTAAATGAGTCAAACGTTAGACAGTCAAAGATAACTGACGAAGAGTTACCAGATGGATTTTTTGGAAAACCGTATGCCGTTGCAGCTATTGCAATTGGAAGATAATGAGTTGCGTTAGATGTTATCAAATCCGTATTAAGAAATATTGTTTCAGCTTCAGTAATAGAACCAACTCTAAATGCTGCACCAGTTCCTTCAGAAACAATGGCAACGTTTGCAACAGTACCAGTTGTAGATGAGAACACTGGAGCATTGAATGTGTTAACAAACGATGCAGAAGTTTCATACAGTCCAACCGTTAGTTGAACATCATCAACAGTTCCTTCTGAAGATGTATCGCGAACCTTGATTGTTCTTCCATTACGGAATACACCTTGAATAGAATCAACATCTATTGTACCGCTTGCAGGTGATCCACTAAGCGATGAAATAACAATAGTTGCGTTAGCACACTCAGATGATTGTTCGTCTTCTTGAAATACCTCATTACCGGTAATGAAGTCATCTATACCTGTTAAAGCAGATACTGTAAATGTTGCTTTATCTGGAATACCCATTACATTAGCAGTAACAGATGTATTTGTTATAGCATCGATTACACCATTTGTAGTTGTCGTACCAGATATTGTTAACGTATTTGCTACAGCAAACAATCCATTATTAGCAACAGAAATCTTTAGAATAGCTGTGTTAGTTGCAGGAGTTGTTGATTCAACAGAAAGTACAGTACCGAATGCTTCATTGACTGTAGAGTTTCCTATTACAATATTATTACCAGCAACGTCAGCAAACAAAGCTGAGTTAATAGCTGCAGATTCTGTATTAACAGTTAAAGTGGCCAGGCGTTGAGTAAATGGCTCGAAGTAACGGAAGTATGATTCCGGAGCTCTAGTTGTTGCAGCTATGTCAGCTGACGTTCCACCGCTTGTTGTAATTGTAACCGTTGGAGAAGAAGAAAAGAATCCTGATCCAACATTTGTAACATGAATGTCTGTAATTACACCCGAACCATCTGTATTAACAGTTGCGGTTGCGTTTATATAGTCGGATGCAACAGTAATCGTGTCAGAGTTTGCATATCCACTACCACCACTAGTTATTACAAATCCTGAAACTGTGTTACCAGGTTCAACATTAGATAAAGTAAGAACAGTATTACTTACAATCGATTGAGATCTATCTGCAAGTTCGTCTGCTGTAAAGTCTGCAGAAGGAGCAGATACAGTATATCCGTATCCCCCATCAAGTAGAGTAAAGTCAACAACACCAGTATCATTATCTATAGCAGCAACCCTTGCTTTTGCTTCATCTCCATGAAGAGAAACAAACGTAACAATATCCCCAACACTGAATAGTGTACCACCAATTGTTACCGTAGCAGATGTTAGTGAGCCTCGTACTGTAGGGAGATCTGAGAAGAATGTTGATCCCTTCAACATTTCTTCATTAACAAACTCACCTTTAATGTTAGACAAATAAAGAACGTATACGAAACCGCCTCTGATTCTTCTTTTGATAAACTTTTCAACAAAAGCAGTAGCACCAGATGTAAGACCTGTGATCTGTTTACCAACTAAACCAATTGTTCTTGCAGATGGTGTTACTTCTAGGTACTGAGGTTTAGTCCATTCGGCAGCAGACAACCTCATTATGTCGTCGCCAGGATAGTATACCTTTGCAGAAGAACCATATACAAGTCTAAAGAATAGATCGACAGAACGCTCTGTACCTTTTGAACGATACAGATCATATGAGTTTTTGATTAATAGTCTTTTGTTCGTATTAGTATCGAACTCAATATTCTTTAGATATTTTTCTTTGAAGTTTCCGATAAACTGATCGAGCGTTCTATCTACGTCTCTAATAGTAAACAGTTTACGACCCCAATGTAAGGGATTTAACTTCTTCTGTATTTCAATGTAACTATTACCACCGGAGGAGGAAGTAACGGTAACGAATTCATTACAAAGGACATTACATCTAAATGCATCGAAGTTGTTAACAGAAACAATAATGTTCGAACCATTAACTGTAAGGATCGTACCAGTTGTATTTCCTTGGGTAACAGTATCTCCAGCAACGAAGTTTGTGTTAGACTTTAGAGTCAGTTCCTGATAGTTTGATTCTAACCATTCGTAGTATGCTTCTACGAACGATACGAAGTCTGCTCCCTCTTCCATATAGAAAGAAGGAAACTGCCTCTTGATCAGTTGGGAGATTTTACCTTCGACGTCTCTCATTTATTATTGACTCACACCTCTGATTGTCAACCGTATATCATCTTCAAGGATGTTGAGAATGATGTTGTTAATAACACGAATGTCTTTTGATAGTGGAACAGCTTTAACTTTAATCGCTGAACCTTCGTATGCAGATATATTTAGACCTGATATCTGAACAAGTCCAGACTCGTAATCTATTGTTCCAATGTTTGTAATAATCGTTCCTGTTGCTGCAGAAACAATATTAACGATACCTGCTCCATCATCCTGGAACGTTGCACGTTCGCCGCCGAATGTAAACCGTGTAGACTGAAGTGTAAACCCTCCAACACTCTCAGCCAGTGTTGTATCAAGTTCAGTCTGGAAGTCAACATCGAATGTTTCCGTTGCTCCTAATGTTGGTGTCACTTCTTTGAACAACTTAATAGAAGTTTCGTTAGAAATGATAGCACCCTGCGCACTGTCAATAGCACTTGTTACTTGTGAATATCTAAACACTTTGTTGAAGTCATTTAGATTATCCAAAGCGTATTGACGAACCGCAGAAGTTACAATTGTCTTAATATCCTCAGATGAGAGTTTTGTAGAATTAAGATTGTAATTAACTGTTGATGTAAGTTCGATATATGTGTATCCAGGATCAACAAATACTGGATCAATAGAAACAGGAGATCTTGGTTTAAGGAATCTATAGTATTGATCCCTTTTGACCTCTGGAACACCATCTACGTCTACCAAGTCTACCGCAACAAATACTTTACCGAACTGAGGTGGATTCAAATCTTCCCCTCCGTATGCAGAGACTGCATTTATTTCAGAAAAGTTTTGCTTGAGAAGGTTTTCATAGTCCTCTGTAGTTACCGCTCGCTCCTGTGTAGTAAAGTGTCTAGGAGCATTGAACTTAATCGAATCTATAGACTCAGAAACAGAACCACCCGCAGCAGCTGTGTTTAAAGTAATAGTAATACCAGACTCGCCATCTATTGTAGAATCTGCTTTAAATGTTTTACAACCGTTAGGAAGTTCACCATTACTTACTCTATACTCTACAGAAACAATACTGTTATCTTTTGGCTTTCTACCTGATACACCATCACCGAATGTTATTTCGTATGTTTCGTTTTCCGCAGGCTGAACAAAGAATACTTGAGAGTCTGCATCTATATTAAATAACGAAGATGCTTTTGTATATGTTAATGTGTTCGCACCTGTATCTTCAATAACTGTTACTGATGCAGAATCGATATCGCAGTTACGATTAGAAAGAATAAATCTTTGTGTACCATCATTAACGAACGTAAATGTATCGTTGACGTAGTATCCTTCATACAATTGGATATTTGATCCATCGAACGTTAGTGTAGAGTTGGCATTAACAGTATAGTCAGTAAGTGTAACAAGCTCTGCTGTCGTAAATGTAAAGTTACGATTGTTAAACCGTGACGTAAAAGACGTACCCTTTGGAATAGCAATCGATCTTTTTGATGTATCCGATGTCAGAATAGAAATGTTGACGTTTGCTTCTGCGGATCTAAATGACCTTGGAACATAATTAAGTTCTTTTGCATGAGATACAACTGAGTCACGAATCTGAGCAGAGTCAAGAAACATCTCTGATGATGCCATGTTCAGATAGAACATATTATGGTAGGTATTGTATGAAAGAAGATCGAGGAGAACATTCATGTTCGATCCCTCGAAATCGTAATCCTGGAAGCGCGTCTGAGATTTCAGATACTGCTTTAGGGTGTTTTTGTGTGTATCGAAATCTATATTCGATAAGATAATTGATGAGTTGGCTGCCATTATCTTACTCTCTGGAGCGTTACATTAACTGTTATAGGTTCTTGTCTATTTATTAACATATAAGTGATCGTTACTACGTAAAGGTTTCTTTCTTCTACGGGAACTACTTTTATCTCTGCAATAAGAGCTCTTGGCTCATATCGTCTTAGTGTATAATCTATTGCACTACGAAGTGCATTCGTTGTTGCCTGATTGATTGGCTCAAATAAAAGATTGCGAATACCAGATCCAATAGCTGGTTGATATAGACGTTCGCCGGGATTGGTACTAATTAAATTACGAATAGAACGAGTGACTGCTTTTTCATTCGTAAATCGTAATAGCATTCCAGAGACTGGATGCTTTGACATATTCGTTAGGAAGTCTGAATATACTTCTTCCTGGCCTGTTAGTTCTGTATACCTATCGGCGCGTGCCATTTATTATTCCTCTACAGATATTTGTTGTAGGTCTGCTACACCTTGTTCAATAGACTCCAATCCTGCTACATATGATGCTTCGAAATCTGCTGCACTTGTTGTTACAATACTTGTGATCTGCGTATCTACTTCTGATACTACAAGATCAATAATTTTTTGTTGTGCGTTTTGTACTTCAAGCAACGATTGTTTAATTACATTATCTATTTCTCTTTCTAAAGTATCCAATACATGATCCTTTAATTCAAGAGTGCATTCTGGTAACCTTCTTACTGCTTCTTGTATTGCATTCTTTAATTGCACAATTGACCTACCCAATTGTATCAATGCAACTGTATATTGTACATAAGCAATAAGCTGCGGTGTTATAGTAGCGGTCGTTAATTTTTTAATCCATTTAACAATAGAAGTAGGAGTAGGAGACGGTGGAGAAGCAAGAGGAAGATACTTATCGAGTAATTCTTTTTGCTCTGCTATCACATCATCAAATAAATCTCTTACACTATCTAAATGTT